GGAAGTTGACGCGCTCAAAGCTGCAATTGTTAAGGATCTTGACCCGTCAGTATCTGCAAACGCAGTAATCATCACTAATCAGAGCGGTTATGCTTATCTTGACAGCCTCACAGGTGCAGACGACAGAGGACTTATTCAGCCTGACCCAACAACAGGCAACGCAATGATTTTCAAAAATAAGAGGATTGTAATGCTTTCTGATTCAGAGCTGCCGAACAGAGTTGTTACAACCACAGGTGCAACAAAAGGAACATATTACCCTGTTTATGTCGGCGACTTTAAGTCATTCGGCACATTGTTCAAGAAAAAATCTCTCGAGGTAGCCTCAACTGACATTGGCGGCGACGCTTGGGCAAATGACGGCTCGGAAGTTCGTGGAGTTATTCGACTTGACGCGCAGAAACTCGACGCCGACGCAGCAATCAAGAGAGAAATCTTTATTGCAGCAACTTAATAACGAGGGGAGAAATCCCCTCCCCATTTTGGGGGGGTAAAAATGATAACAATATCGCAGCTAAGGGATTTTCTCGGAGTTGACGAAAATGAAGATGAAATCATAACCTTTGCGTTTAATTCAGCACTTGAAGAATTAAAACGTGTTACTTTGGTTGATTGGTCGGCTGAAACTGATAACGCAGTAGCAATCGAGGCTATACAAAGTATGGTATATCGCAATTACTGGGGCATTCGTGACAGCGCAAAAAATCTCGAATTTTTGAATGAACACATAAACCAAAAAATCAGATTATTAAAATATTCCGATGGGGTGGTTTAATGGTATTCAACAAAAAAATCACATTATTTAACAAGACCACGCCAAACGGCACAGCAAAACCGCAGAAAATCGACGAAAAAATAATATGGGCAAGTGTCGACACAGTAGGTATGACAACATCATTCACAGCATTGTCAGCGGGCGTAAAGCTAACATATCAGTGCGACATTTGGGCGAAATCTTACAAAAACGAGCAATATGCAACGATTGACGGCAAAGATTACAAAATTGAAAACGCCGTTAAAACAGGCAATAAGCTAGTTACTCGGCTCTTGATGTCAAGGGGGTAATGTATGGCTACAAACACAAGCGAGCAAAACCTTGACATTACAGCACAAATGCAAGACCTAATCAAAGATATTGACGTAATGACCGAGGATGTAGCTAATGGTGTGTCTGAATCTATGCGGCGAGGCGGCGAAATCATCGCAAACGAGCAAAGACAGCTAATAAGCGGGAAGTCCTCAAAGCTTGCGGGGTTAATCATAGTCGGTAAAATATACGTCACTAAAAAAGGCAATGCAACGATTTCAACAGGGTATGACGGTGACGCAATTAAGCAAGCCCCCGAAAGCGTCATTCTAGAGTTTGGACGCCCAGGCAAAAAAAACAAAGGAATTGACAAAAGAGGTAGAAAAATCGGAAAGATGGAAGCAATCCCGCATATCCGAAAAGGTTTTGACATTGCAAAGGAAAACGCCGCTAATTCGGTTATTAACAAAATAGACGAAATTATTAAAAAGGGGTGGAACAAGTGACAATCAACGGGAAAATTGATGGCATATTGAATACTATTGAGATTGATAGTGAGATAGTACCATTTTTTTATGGTATGCCCGATTTTGACGAAAATCCACCGCCAAATTACATAGTATATGACGTTTACGAAATACCGATTTATTCAGGCGACGGCAAGTTTTTTTCAAAGTCCTATAACGTTACTGTAAATATATTTTCAGACGGATTTAATTATGCACTCTTGGACGATGTCGAGAGTGCTTTTTGTTCGGCTGAATTTGTTTACTCGGGCGGCGGGCAGATAGGTAGTGACAAGGTATATCCCTATACTTTGCAGCATTACAAAGAATTTAAGACGATATTGGAGGAATAAGAATGGGAAACGCAATCAATATTAAAAATCTATGTGTATGGCCTTTAACCAGTGATGATACAACAGACCTCACATATGGCACAAAAACAGACCTTGCGAACAGATTTATGACGTTTACAGACACGCCAAAACAGAATTCGGCAAAGCTTGAGGGTGACGGCATTGTCATCGACGAATACGTCGGTAAGCAAGGCGGAGAGCTTACTCTCAACATTACAAGTCTTTCAGCTGCTGAAAGAGTGGCTCTTTTCGGGGAAAAAGCAACAAACGGCTCAAACGCAATGGGTAGAAATGACATTATCCCTTATGTATGTGTAGCTTTTACTGTTGAAAATTCAGACGGCACACTCGCTCTTTACAAATATCCAAAAGTTAAGCTAGTCGAACAGCCTATCAGCGTTGAACAACGTTCAGAGGGTGGTATTAAGTATTCGACAACCTCGCTAAAGGGCGATTATACGTTTACAATCAACGAGGGAAATGCTCGTCACATTATGGATGACATTGACACCGTAGCAGACGCAACAATCGTCACAGCGTGGTATGCAACGGCTGATTACTTTGCACCTGCGGGAGCATAAATTTAAGGGGCAGAAATGCCCCTTTTTATTTTGGAGGTAATATGTTACAGGATTTAAAACCTATTAAAATACCCATTAAAATCGGCGAGAATGAAACGTATCTGCGCTATAATATGACGGCTCGGAGATACCTTGAGCATTATTATCCGTCATACAACGAATTTATTCAAAAAGACACCGACGATATGAGGATAGATGATATTTTGCATTTGTTAAGGGCGGGATTGATTGATAGTTTATATGAATTCAACGAGAAATTCATTGATGAAGGCAATTTTGAAAAGATAATGCCAACAATGGCAACGCTCGGGAAAATCCTCACAGAAGAAAATAAGTACGATATTATGGCGGCAATCGTTGACGCTTTCATTTCTTCCTTGCCTGTTGCGGCAGTTGGTACGGAAAATTTTCAGACGGACGGGCAAATGTAGTTGATTATGCAATGTTGCGTTGTATATATTGTGACGTTTTGCACCGTCCTGAATGGGAATTTTGGCAATCGACGATTCGAGAAATAACGGAAAGATATGACACGTTTGCAGAATTCAAGGGGTGGAAAAAGCCTGTTGAAACTGTGCAAGCGAAAAGATACAAGCCGAAGAAAGGGGGAAAATAATTGGAAGTTAGAAACTTGCTCACACGTTTCGGCGCTGATAGTAGCGGATTTAAAAAAGGTGCGGCAGAAGTTAAGTCGGAGTTAACCAACCTCAACAAGTCATTTTTTGATAACAAAAAGGCAATGACCGAAGTCAACAAGGAGATTAAAGCCCTTGAAAAATCGCAAAAAGACCTTAAAAAAGCTATGGAAAACGGTGGAACAAAAGAGCAAAAAGCCGAATATGACAAGCTGACTAAAACACTTGACGGATTGAGTTTGAAAAAAGCACAGCTAAAAACCGACGAGCAAGAACTGAAAACAAAAATATCAGCGACAACTAAAGAATTAACGGAGCAATCTTCCGCCGCAACAAAAAACAAAATCAGTCTTGAAGATGTTGGAAACGGCTTGAAAAAGCTTGCAACAGGCTATCTCGGTGTGACAACCGCCGTATTTGCGTTCGGTGCAAAAATGGGAAAGAATGCAGACGATTTAAACACCTTGTCGAAAGTAACAGGCTTGACTACGGAAGAATTGCAGAAATTTCAATATGCAAGTGAGATTATTGACGTGTCAATGGACACGCTGACAGGCTCAATGGCAAAGATGATAAAGAATATGGCGAGCGCCAAAGACGGCACAGGAACAGCCGCCGAAGCTTTCAAGGCTCTCAAGGTATCTATACAGGACGCTAACGGCTTGCGTGACAAAGACACCGTATTTGCTGAAACCATAAACGCATTGGGCAAAGTTGCGAATGAAACCGAACGTGACGCACTTGCAATGCAGATTTTCGGAAAGTCAGCGCAAGACCTCAACCCGCTTATACTCGGCGGGGCAGACGCATTAAAACAGCTAGGTGACGAGGCAGAAAAAAGCGGATTGATTTTATCACAGGACAAACTCGACAAACTTAACGCTTTCAATGACAAGCTCGATACTTTTAAGGCGAAATTAGCGCAAACGGCAATGACGGCAGGCGTTGAAGTTGTCGACGCTTTCGACGATTTATTCAATAGCACCGATGATGTTGTTGAGGTTATCAAGGATTTAGCCGTAGGCACGTCAAAGGTTATAGGCTTTACTGTTAGGCACAAAGAGGCTATATTGGCTCTCGTAGTGGCTTACGGCACGTTTAAAACATCAATGTCAATTGGTACAATGATAACGGGCGTTGCGGGCGCAATTAACGCACTTTCGGCAGCAAACAAGTCAGCGACAGCCTCACAGCTTGCGATGAATACCGCCGCAAAGGCTAACCCGTATGTATTACTAGCAAGTGTTATCTTATCGGTAGCAACAGCTATTGGCACATATGCCATTGCAAACAAAAAAGCCAAAGGCGAAGTTGACAAATACGCCGAGGCAATGAAGCAAGCAAAAGAGCAAGGCGAGGAAATCGCAAAAAATGGTGAGGTTGAAATTGCGGATATACAGTTAAAGGCACGTGCTTACGAGGAATTAAGAGCAAAAATCAATCCGACAATTGCCGAAAAAGAGGCATTGAAAAAAGCCGCAGAGGATTTACAAGCAGTATTGCCAGAGGGAACGGAAATAATTAATCAGCAAACGGGCGCCTATATGGATATGAGCGCAGCAATTGATGTTGTGCTACAAAAACAAAAAGCTGAAGTTATTTTAAACTCTAAAAAGCCTCAATGGGAAGTGGCGGTTAATCAAGAAAAGCAGCTTACCGACGAGTTGGCAAAAACTCAAGATGAATTTACTGCAAGACTTCAAGAGTTTGGGCTATCTGCGGAAGAAGCCCAACGGCAATTAGGCAAGGTAATGGAAGGCAGCTATGATGACAGATTACGCGATTTGACAAAAGCCTTTGAGGATATGGGACTTTCAACCAAAGACGCAAATCAGAGGGCGGCGGCGTCATTTGAAACGGTTGGCGGCAGACTTCAAGATGTGCAAAATCGGTATAATTCGAACAAAGCAATCTTGGAGGATTGGTATAAAGAGAACATGGCTGTTGCACAGATAGGCACAAACCCGTTTGACAACATGGCGTTGTCACTTGACAGGTTGACAACAAGCGTTGTCGGATTTGGGAACGCAGCGAGCGGTATGCAGGCAAGCGGAGTTGTAAACGCTATGCTCGGAGCGGTGTATATGGCAGAATCGCAATATCAGAAGTCCGCAAAACCAACATCAGCGTCGAAAAAAGTCGCCTCAACTCCAAAAGTCGCCGACGGATTTTCCGACGATTTATCTTATAACAAGTATCTGCTCGATATGGACGCAATCAG